GTCAAAATCGTGTATTGTATACACATGACAAAAACACAGATGACTGACACACTCCAAGACCTCCAAGATTTCATGTTCGATACTATGGCATCACAGGAAATGGCAGTCGATTGGTACTGTGACCGTTTCGAAGTTAGTGCTACCGATGAGGTGATAGATTTCGTTCTTGATGCTCACGATGCATTCTTCGGTAACTGATAACAATGCAAGAAATTAAGTTCAACATCTACGGTGAGAATTTCCACCAAAATGGTTTCTCACGGATGGATATCCTGAGTTACATTGCACCCACACAAGAGGAGGCAATTGCTAACTGCAAACGCAACAATCCTGGGTTTCATGTTATGTCATGCTGGATTGATGAGAGTAAACCCGAGGTCGTGAGACCTCAGCGCCTCATCTGACCAGTTGGCGAAGTGGCACAAGATTTTGGCACTGCCCCCAAAATCGACTATCTTAGAGGAGTGGAGGGGATTTCACTTCACAAACGTTCTACACTTTTCTTTCATGCGTAAGATCGAATCCGAAATGATTGCTGCCGTTAAAGGTAACATCAATTGGAGCAAAGATAACACCTCCGTTACCATCGAAGATGGTATCTCTAAGGTTTATCTTCACGGAAATCTGATCGCTGAGATTGATGATGACTCCCTCAAACTTTATGACGGTGGTTATCAATCCAAGACCAGCAAATCCAGACTGAATGCACTTCTTTCTGAGTTTGGATATACTTGCGGAACACAACGTGAGTATATTTTTCAGAAACAATATGAGTGGTTCATTCAAATGTTTGACTTGGGAGAAAAGGCAATGCGTACTATTCCTTTCTCCAACGGAATGCGCCTTGCCTGATGACAACTCTGGGGGTTAAATTCCCCCTCAATTGTTTTCACTTTTTCTCTTTATTATGACTCAAAACCTTCACATCGAACACCCCGAAGATACCATCCTGACCGGTGACACTTCGTTCCTGCAATCCATCAAATCCGACTTCCATCTTTCGGTTAAAATGGACGGTGCTCCTGCTATAGTTTGGGGCACCAATCCTGCCTCTGGAAAGTTCTTTGTTGGCACCAAATCTGTATTCAACAAAGTAAAAATCAAAATTAACGAATCTCATGCGGAAATTGATCAGAACCACGACGGCAACGTTGCAACAATTCTGCACGCTTGTCTTGATTGGTTACCTCATACAGATGGCATTTTCCAGGGAGATTTTATCGGTTTCGGTGGATCTGACGAATATACTCCCAACACAATTACATACAAATTCGATGAAGTAATTGACCAGGAAATCATCGTTGCTCCGCATACCTTCTATATTGCTAATGATGATTTGAGGGATGCAATTGCGTTCCCGATGAAGTTCATTATCACCGACACATCTTACTGCAAATTTGTGAAACCCAAGACCTACATTTGGTCGGGTTCTTATTTCGAAGGTGCAGACGGGTTTGAGATTCCCCCGATCGTAGATTTGATCCGTGAGGTGATGTCTAAGACTGAGTTTGTTTCTGATAAGGAAGCGAAGAAAATTAAGCAAAATGTTAACAGCGCCCTGCGTAACGGTTGGGCACTTACAGACGATGATTTTCTGGGCAATTCTAACCTCTGCCACCTCTACGGGTTGATGATAGTTTTGAAGGATGAGTTGATGTATCAGTGCCGAAATGTTGGTCCTAGGGCATTCATCGGACAGGATGAAATTTCTGCAGAGGGTTACGTTATGGACAGTGAGTTCGGAACATTTAAGTTGGTAGATCGTCAGCGTTTCAGTGTTGCCAATTTCAACAATTCCCGATTTCAAACTAATATCGTAAACGGTATCGCCTGATACAGAACGGGAGAGGGCAACCGGGTATCTTATAAGGGTTGAAAGCAACGCACCCCATGCGCTTCCTGAACACCTGGATCGATTGGCAGAACGTTCCTAGCAGCGCCGTTCGTTCGATGCGGATCCGCCCCCGCCGCCGTTCCATTTCCATCGAATGGCAATCAGGACACTACAGCACCCACACCGTGCGCCGCCGTGACATGCTCCGCTTGCTGGATCGCCGCCAATCGGTTGGAGAGTGGGTGAACCGCTTCGCCCTTGCCTGAGGGCATCCGCCCCCTCCGTGCTACAATACCATCAAACGAAACCAACCGCCATGACCACCGCCGAACTGAATGCCGCCATCGCTGACGGATCTCTGAAGTTCCGCCGCCTGCCCACCGCCCATGGCACTGCTTCCAACCGCTGGGCGAATCGCATCAAAGGAGGATCCTCCCGCGTTCGCACCCATGGCGGAGCAGCAGGCAGCAGGGGAACCTCTATGGCAACTAAGGCGAACGCCCTAGCAGACGTTCGTTCGTGATCACAGCAGTGCCCCCGGTCTGGGGGCGTTTTTTATGTGCCGCGTGTTGCCCCCCGTATATAAAAACGCCTAACTACCCTAATCTATAAAGTGTTACGAAAGGCATGTATAAGTCACGGTGAGTAAAAAATTTTTTTCGCTATATAAAAACTAGGCACAGGATTCAAAGATATGCAAAAAAATCCGCAGGAAAATTTAACAACCGTAGAGATCGATCCAGTATCGGGGGAGCATTATATTATAATACCTGAGTGGATCTGTGATGAGAACGGGTGGTACGAGGGAGTAGAAGTAAACATCGAGGTTGATGTGGATTCTGTTATAATCAGAGGAGTTGACTGAGCATAGATATAGTGTTATGATACTGATGTAGTTACTTACAGTTATGGCTAAAGGATTCACCGTTAAAGCAAAAGCACCAAAACCGTCTGAGTCAACACAAGAGTGGGACTATGATAAAGCAAAAGAAATGATCAGAGGAAAGACAGTTGTATTCTGTCTTCCTGGTAGAGGTGTTTCATACACGTATTTGAAGAACTTCGTACAACTTTGTTTTGATCTTGTACAGGCAGGGGCGAGTATCCAGATCTCGCAGGATTACTCCTCCATGGTAAACTTTGCAAGATGCAAGTGTCTTGGAGCAAACGTACTGCGAGGTCCGGATCAAATGCCCTGGGATGGTAAGTTAAATTATGATTATCAACTGTGGATTGACAGTGATATCGTATTTAATGCCGAAAAATTCTGGCAATTAATCTTGATGGATAAAGATATTGCAAGTGGGTGGTATTGTACGGAAGACGGGCGCACGACCTCTGTTGCACACTGGTTGGAAGAGGATGACTTCAAGAATAATGGTGGAGTTATGAATCACGAAACCCTTGAAACTATCTCGAAGCGCAAAAAACCATTCACTGTAGATTATGCAGGATTTGGATGGTTGCTGATCAAGAAAGGAGTCTTCGAGCACGATGAAATGAAGTATCCATGGTTTGCACCAAAGATGCAAGTTTTTGATTCTGGTGCAGTACAAGATATGTGTGGAGAGGATGTAAGTTTCTGTCTGGATGCAATTGCAGCAGGATTTGAGATTTGGTGTGATCCTCGCATTCGCGTTGGTCACGAAAAAACTCGGGTAATCTGATGAAAGAGACAAAATATACAATCCTCCACAAGGGAGAGGTCTTATACAAGAACTTGACGGAGGAGGAATATTTTGATATTATGGAGAACCTTTCGATAGAGTATTATCAGAAAGGTTCTCCAAGACCTCAAGATCTTGAAACAAAAATGTTTAGTATTTAAGGAGTATTATGGCAGTTCGTTCAAAAGTTGGTTTGGTCAAAGACGGTTTTATGCCCGGCAAACCGAAAAAATCTCGGCAGGGCTCGGGAAAAAACACAAAATATTCCGCCACGTCTCGTAATAATGCAAAGAAGGTTTATCGCGGTCAAGGTCGTTAATACATACTTATAGTTTTGTAACGTTACATGGCATGTTTGATTGCAAATCTTCCTTCGATGGAAGTGTGGGTTAGAAAAGAATATCTAACAGACCACCAAAGTGGACATGGCGAATTTGTAAAGGGCGTCTGGGTTTCGGTCAAATCGATTCCTGGGCGTGCTTTTTATTTTGAGACATATTTACCAGAGTATGCCGCAATGTACGACAAATTGCCCATCAGCGCCTTTGTCTCGGATCCTGAGACCCCTTCTCCTGATATGAACCTACCAAACCTTCAGTTTTGGAATTGCATGGATTACGGAGTTGTCTCGGTGGATAAGAAATTTATTGGTTCGATGGATTTTGAGTGCTACACAAGGGATCATGGTATTGTAAAAGGTACTTATATTTGTACAATTGATAATTATCATCATGATCCGGACTACGTTGACTATGCCACAAGTGAAAATCCGGCAGAACACAAGTCACATAACCTGATTGAACTTGAAAATGGGCAATATGCACTGTATCCAAACAATAGATTGCGTATTTTTGATAATAGTTTGACTCCAGTTAACCCCAAAATGCCCGATTTTAAGGTTTCAACGCAATATTATAGTGTTGAAAATGGTTTTGATCGCCTTGGGATGGGTAGAGAGGATGAATATTTCTGGAAAACTGCAAAAGAACGCGAAAAACAAGAAGAAAATCCTGAAGAGATGTACAAATCCCAAGATGGTCGTCCTTTAGATTTACAATAAATATAAAATAGGGATAGCAACCCCTCAAAAAGTTCTGTTTTTACGTAAAAACAGGAGAAAAATGGGAAATTCACCCGTGGATAGAGACAAAAACTATATGAAGTCTATGTGGGGAACCTCAAGTTTAACAACAGATTACTGGTCACTCCCAAGAAAAACAGAAGATCCCGAAGAAAGAGTGCTTCAAGAGATTATGCACGATGATCTCAACGCAGGACAAAAAAATCTTAACGAATAAGGTATAAATAATTCAAAAATTATAAAATGGCAGTCCAAAGGATATCACGATCATTTAAAGATATTAGTCTGTCCTTTGTTCCACACCCCATAACAAAGGACTTGCCGATCATTAAAAATGAAAATGCAATTATTCGTTCTGTCAGAAATTTAATTGAAACAACCACACAGGAAAAATTTTTTAATTCCAATTTTGGAACTGATGTGAGAGATCTTTTGTTTGAAAATCCATCTCTTGGAGTTGAAACAACATTAAAATCTCAAATTACAGATGTAATTAATGCATATGAAGAGAGAGTTGAAAACCTATTAGTTGAAGTTGACTTTCTACCAGACCTTCATGCTATTGAAATCTCTATTCATTTTGATATTAGAGGAAAAGAATTTCCAACACAATCCATCAATTTCATACTAGAGGCAACGAGATAAAATGCCTTTCACAAAGTTTAACAATTTAGATTTTGATCAGATAAAAGTATCGATCAAAGATTATCTAAGGGCAAATTCAACATTTACTGATTTTGATTTTGAAGGATCAAATCTTTCAATCTTGATCGATATACTTGCTTATAACACTTATATTAATGCCTTTAACACTAATATGGTTGCCAATGAGGCATTCATAGATTCTGCAACATTAAGAGAGAATGTTGTTGGATTGGCAAGAAATATTGGATATGTGCCCAAATCAAGAAAAGCTGCAAGAGCAGTAGTATCATTTGATGCAACTTTTAGTGGAACATCTGCACAAACTCTAACTTTAAAATCTGGTCTAGTTTGTGTTGGTAAAATAAGCAATAGTTCATATGTATACTCGATACCAGAAGATATTACAGTAAAAACATCAGACTCTGGCGATCAAAAAATTGCTAGTTTCAAGAATATTGAAATATATGAAGGACTGTTAATTAGAAATGCATTTTCAGTTGATACTTCATTAGATCAAAAATTTATTTTAGATAATCCAAATATAGACACTTCATCCATTAGAGTTTATGTTAAAGGTGAGAATGAATCTGGACTTGGTCGAGAGTATAAAGTAGTTGATAATATTATTGATATTGATGGAACATCTGAGATATTCTTGATTCAAGAAATTAAAGATGAAAAATATGAAATAATCTTTGGCGACGGTATTTTTGGTAAGAAACTTTCAAATGGATCTGTAGTTACCGTAAGTTATATTGTTACAGGTGGTGAAGACGGAAATGGTGCTACCAATTTCTCATTTAATGGAATTCTTGAATATGCAAATCAAGAAGGATTATTGGTCCAACCTGAACTTGATGAAACAATCTCTGTATTCACTCTATTAAGTTCTAGAGAGGGTAAAGGGATAGAAACCATAGATTCCATCAAGTACTATGCTCCAAGGGCATACAGCGCCCAAAACAGAGCAGTTACGACAAGAGACTATGAATATATTGTGAGGCAAATATATCCTAATGCAGAAGCAGTTTCTGTGATTGGTGGTGAAGAAATGGATCCACCTGAATTTGGGACGGTTATTGTTTCCATCAAACCAAAAAATGGAACCTTTCTTTCAGATTTTACGAAAGTTCAAGTTTTAAATAAACTGAAAGAATATGCTGTTACAGGTATAAATCAAAAAATAGTTGATCTTAAGATATTATACGTTGAAATAGAATCTTCAATATATTACAATTCTTCCCAGGTATCAACTCCAAATACACTTAAGACTTCTGTTATTTCATCATTAGAAAAATATGCCAAATCTGCAGATTTGGGTAAATTTGGTGGCAGATTCAAATATAGTAAAGTTCAACAAGTTATTGATAATACAAATTCGGCAATCACTTCAAATATCACAAAGGTGAGAATGAGAAGAGATATGAAAGCTTCCATAAACAATTTTGCACAATATGAAATTTGTTTTGGTAATAGGTTCTACATAAACGAATATGGATACAATATAAAAAGCAGTGGATTTAAAGTTGATGGTGAGTTAAGTGTAGTTTATTTTACAGATACACCAAATAAAACTGTTGATGGAAATTTGGATGGTAGCGGAAAAGGAATCTTATCTGTAGTCAAAGAAACCGATAGCGGAAATCCAGAAATTGTAATTCAATCTGTTGGAATTGTTGATTATACTGAGGGTGAAGTTTTAATTAATACATTAAAGATAACAGATACTTTATTGGCAGATGGTATTATTGAAATACAAGCATTTCCAGACTCTAATGATGTAATTGGACTAAAGGATTTATTCCTAGTATTTGATGTTGGCGCTAGTACATCTACGATAAATATGAGAAGAGATACAATATCTTCTGGGGAAAGTATATCTGGAACAAGATATATTACAACATCAAGTTATCCAAACGGAAAGTTAACGAGGTAGTATGGCAGATACTAAATTTGACGCAAGAGTAAAAGTAAGTCAAATTATAAAAAATCAAATTCCAGAGTTTGTTTCTTCAAGCGAAGAAAATTTTGTGGAATTTTTAAAACAATATTATATTTCCCAAGAATATAGAGGATCTTCTTTAGATATTGGTAGCAATTTTGACCAATATCTCAAATTAGACAATCTTAATCATGATACAGTATCAAGAGAATATGTCCTTACACAAGATGTATTTTATAGTGATGATGAAATTTATGTAGATTCTACAGTTGGATTTCCTGATGAATATGGATTGTTGAAAATAAATGATGAAATAATTACATATACTGGAAAAACTTCAACTTCTTTCACTGGCGCAATACGTGGATTTAGTGGAGTTGAATCTTTTGACAGCGAAGATAGAGGACAAAAAAACTTAGTATTCAAATCGTCTTCTGTAGGAATACATTCAACAAATGATAAGGTATTAAATTTAAGTAATTTATTTTTAAAGGAATTTTTTAAGAAATTAAAATATCAATTTTTGCCTGGTCTAGAAGAAGTTGATTTTGCTTCGGGACTTAATTTAGGAACCTTTATCAAAGAATCAAAATCATTATTCCAATCAAAGGGAACAGTTGATTCATTTAAAATATTATTCAAAGTTCTTTATAATGTTGATGCAGAAATAATAGATACTGAGGACTTTTTAATCAAGTCATCTTCTGCAGAATATATTAGAAGAAAAGTTCTTTTTGCTAGATTACGTAGTGGCGAAAATCCAATAAAAATAATTGGACAAACTTTAATAAGTTCAGATGGAACAGCATCTGCACCAATATCTGAAATTGATTACTATCCATCGACAGGTGGAGATGACATATACAGAATTTCCATATTTGAAGGATATGATGATAGAGATCTTTTAATAGGATCCTTTAAAGAAACTCCAGTAAGTAAAGTTATTGGAGATGTTCCTGCAGGATCAAATACAATAACAGTAGACTCTACTGTTGGACTTCCATCTTCTGGTAATGTTATATCTGGAAACAATTCCATATCATATGCCAAAAAATCGGTGAATCAATTATTTGGATGTACTGGAATTTTAGAAAACATTTCTGATTCAGATGAGGTAAAATCTAGCGATTATGTATATTCATATGAAGATGGTGATGTTACAAAATTAGTTACATTTGAAGTTAAAAATATTTTATCAGAATTTAATTTTGATAGTAATTATACTTTAGTAGAAAAAAATGACCCCATAAGTATTAATAATTTGGGTGAATATGTTGATGATGTTGGGATAGACAATACATATAAGCAATTTGTTTTTAATAGTTGGATATACAATACCGCATCTAGGTTTCAAATTGAAAGCTCTTCTAGTAATACTTCACATGTTTTGCGGGAGTATCCAAACAAAAATAGTTTGAAAGTAGGAGACGATATTCAGATTTTTTATAGAGGTTCTATTCAACCAATTGGTGAAGCAACTGTTCTTAACGTTTCTATAAATCAATCGGATTTCACAAAAGGAAATCTAACGATTTCAGATTTAGTTCTTAATGATCCTAACATCAATCTGTCAGCAGGTTTGAACTTGGACATTAGAAGAGTTATCAAAAAAGCAAAAATTTCATCAACTTCAATACCATTGAAGTATTCTGATATTATGGCAAATATTCAGAATACCTATGATGAAGATAGTAAAAATATATACGTTGCAACAAATTCAATACCAGATTATCAAATAAATGCGGAAGATATATCCGTAGAAATTCAGAGTTTAGATGAAGTAAGTAATAATATCATTACTTTTTCTTCGGAAACATCATTAAAGTTTTTGTTGGGAGATAAAGTAACTTATACCCATTCTGCGGATGGAAATTCAATTAGTGGATTGGAAAACAATAAAGAATATTTTGTCAAGGTTCAAAATCAAAATACTATAAAATTATATACATCATTATCTGCGGTGGTTACGGATACGTTCTTAACACTATCTACAGACTCATCGACTGCATCCAATCACAAATTTACATTATCTAGACTTTTCTCAAAAGAAATAGTACCAAGTCTTTCATTAAGAAAATTCCCATTAGAAACTAGTAAAAATACAAGAGATAAGATAAAAACAACTCCAAACACAACTGTTGCTACCTTGATTAATGGAGTTGAAGTTTCTACCTATAAAGATGCTGATAGAGTTTTTTATGGTCCTATACAAGATGTAGATGTTTTAGATCAGGGGCAAAATTATGATGTAGTAAATCCGCCACAAATTCAAATAGACAATCCAACAGGAATTGGCGGAACTACGTGTTTAGTTACTCCAATTATTTCTGGATCTGTAGAATCAGTTCTACTTGATGTAAAAAATGTGCCAGTTAGGAAAGTATCATCAGTCACAATATCTGGCGGAAATGGTACTGGATGTGTTTTGGAACCAGTTATTGAAAACAAACATAGAGAAATTGAATTTGATGCAACTTCTAGTGTCAATTCAATCACAGATTCTATTTCATTTGTAGACAATCATTATTTTAGTGATGGGCAAAAAGTAGTTTATAATAAAAATAACAATGATCCATTAGGAATAGGAACATTTGGTGGATCTAATTTAGATCAAAATAGATTTCTGTTAAATGGTGGATCTTATTATGTAAAATATATAACTTCCAAAAGTATAGGATTATATGAATCACTAAATGATTATGTCGCAGGAATTAATACTGTAGGATTCACTACCACAAATGCTGCCGGTATTCATAAAATAAGAACCTTTGATTATGATAAAGTATTAGCAGACATTCGTGTAATTGATTCTGGTAGTGGATACGAATATAGAAGTCTTACCATTACTGCAGAAAATAGAAGTACTTCTATATCAACAACTCGCTCCTTAATTAATTTCAAAAACCATGGATTTGATGATGGTTCTATTGTAAAATATACTAGCACTAGTCCAATTTCTGGATTAAGTAATTCGCAAAATTATTATTTAATTAAATTGGATGATGATTCTTTTAGATTGGCAAATAATGAAACTGATTATTCTAAAAAGAAATATATAAATTTTGGAAGTATCGGCGGAAATGTAGATCATACGTTTAATTATTCTCCTATCACCGTAGATATTAAAGCATCATATGTAAATGCTGGACAAACAATCACTGCTACTCCTGTGGTTAGAGGAGGAATTATTGATATTGGCATTAATGAATCTGGCAGTAGATATGGTTCTGAAGTATTAAATTACGAAAATCCACCCCAAACTCTTATAAAAAATGGAAAAGGTGCTTTAGTATCTCCAGTAATTATAAATGGTGTAATTGATAGTGTTACTGTACTTAATGGTGGAAGTGAATACTACTCATTACCAGATCTTTCAATCAATACAAAATCTGGTGCTGGCGCAAAATTAAAACCAATTATTGATACTAGCACTGGAAAATTAACAGGTGTTTTTGTAATAAAAGGTGGTATTGGTTACGAACAAACTGCTACTATTAGTGTTGAAACGGTTGGAAACGGTTGTAAAATTAATCCAAGAATTAGACCTTTAACAATCAACTCAAATTCAAGATTTGGGAATGAAACCATAAAATCTATAATCAATACTCAAGACGGAACATATACGGTTCTTGGTTATTTGGATAAATTGAGAGAATCTTTAA